TAAGGATCGTCAATGCCAATGCTTGTCTCCTTTAGGAGTGCCCAAGCAAGGTCGAGACGCCCTGCATCGGCAGCCCAAGCAAGAGCATCTTGCTTCTGACCTTCGAACTTGTCTTCTGCCACGTTCTCGTGGAAGTCAACAAAGCGACGAAGGATGATCATGGCTGCAACTTTGTGAACCAGCGGGTCGCTGAGTTCTTCATACATTGCAGTGAGGTGCTTGTTTGCAACCTGCCAAAGCTGACTATGCAGATCAGCAGGTTCAATTTCAGGCACTTCAGGAGTTAGAAGAGCTTTCAGTTCTTCTGGTGATACTGAATCAGGGATGAAGGATTGCATAACTTTCTTATATTTACTAAAAAAACCACTGGAGTTATCCAGTGGAAGGCTGTTATCAGACGTACTCACATGTGAGGTACGACTGACCTGCGTCAGATATGAAGTCGCCTACGGCTTCCATATCGACAGCAGCTACACCGTTTTTCATGACGGCAAGATGGCACTCATCAGTCATGAAGTTCAAAGCGTCTTCATGGTTTGGTTGAATGAGTGCAACGCCACGCACGAAGGTATCTTCGGTGATGGTGTAATCGAATGAATTGTTCAAGGTATTACCTATATGTTTTACATATAACAAAGCCACAGGGGTTACCCTGTGACTGGCTGTTTGATTACTCTTACGAGTCTTCCCGTAACGGGGTCTTTCTTGTAGGTGTAATTCATACAGGTGTGATGCCGCAAGTGAGTTCATCGGTGGGCATTACTGACCACAGATCTTCAGGAGCTTGATTCTCCTGAAGAAACTCTTCGGCATCGCTGATGTCACTCCAAAAGCCGACGATATCGTCGTTTAAGATGTCGTAGACGGCCCAGAACATGTTATTTTTCATAAGTACTAAAAAACTCAACTGGGGTTACCCAGTGAGTTTGGTCTTTAATGCCTTTAAGGCTGTTTTTCTTGCACGCAAAGCTTGAGGCTTAAGCTTACGCTTAGCTTCTTTGCGGCTGTGTTTTTGCCAATTAGGAACAATCATTTACCTTGCCCTCGCAACATCTTTTTGTTGTGCTTGGGCTTAGAGTGAGTTCCTTGGCCCTGGCGAGTTTTCTTAGGGGAACTCTTGACGAAGGTGTGACCAGAAAGTGAACGAGCCATGTGCTTATTTATGAAGTTACATTGAAAAAACCACTGGTGTTAACCGGTGGCTTGGTTGTTAAAAGGTACCGAAGTTGTCTTCAAGCTCTACCAGAAGTCCATCGAAGTCTTCGGATGGAGGAAGGATTGAGGTAAGAGCTTCGACAAGATCTGCACCGTATTCTTCTGCTAAATCCGCAAGGTATTCCTTACGGTTAGCAAAACCGTGTTGTTGATAGTCTGCATCGTTAAATGCAAAAATGTCTTCAGACATGGTTGTAAGATATTGAACATCCAGAAAAGAACAGGTGTTAACCTGTGCTTGGCTGTTGGTATTATATAAGTATTGTATTGCTCAGTTGTGATGGGTGGAAGTGGACGATTGCGCAAAGCAATGGAAGCCATAGCCATGGCTGACAATGCAGTGCAGAAGGCAATTCGTGAGAAGATCTTGTATCTACAAGATGATGTTGTGCCCAAGAAAGAGACAGTGAAGTCTTTACTTGGTCAAACTGTCTTTAGACCAAACCGTTTGGCACCCGATAGTTATTACAAGTCTCAGACACCAGGGGTGGCTGAAGACATTGCAACTATCTTGGCTGCCCGTGCTCTGCAAGCTGGAGTAGTAGCCGGAGGTGTCGGCACAGGCTTGGCTGCTGCAGACGGTACCCAGCGTGCATTAGAGCAACTAGGTTTGGTAGAAAGAAAAGAAGACCGAGGCGTTAGCCCCGGTCTGATGATTTGATCAAGCCTCAACAGCTTTAGCTGCTGATTTCTCATCAGCGACGGCGTTGATTTTACTGACAGCTTGCTTGGCAGAGTAGAAACTACCGCCAACAGCAAGACTGTCTACACCGCCGTTTTTATACTCGACACCACATTCGACAATGTCGTATTGGTTGTCTTGTGAAACGACCTTCTCGAAGAGACGGACGTGAACGTCGGTGCCTGGAAAGCGAAAGCGCATAAGTGTAAATGCAATGAACACACAGCAACCAACAGGCGTTAGCCTGTTGATCTCAAGTGTTTGGTTAGTTCAAGATATTCCTGATCAATGAGTTCAGACAAGGGGTCAATACTCAGATCAGTGTATGGTTTTAGTTCGTCTAGTTGGAAGGAGTGGAGAAAGTCAATAACTTCAGGGAAGGTATTAAAGGCTGACCACGTACCCTCGAACTTGACGTGGAAGCGTGTATTAGGTGCACGCTTCTGTTGGATCACGAGTTTCAACATCAGCTAAAACGTGATGTGAGTGACTCAATGAACTCTTCATCTTGTTCTTGAAGCCAAGCCTCGTTATCGAAAGCGACACGCGCTGCTTGTTCTTCAAGCCACGAGATCATCTCAACATCGTTGGAGATCTCTTCGGGAATGAAATGCAAGTTGTTCATGAAATTATCAATAATCAGTTAACAAAAAACAGGCGTTAGCCTGTTCTTGGTTGTTATTAATCGTTCGTAGTTTCGAGATTTGAGGCTATAGCTTCACGAACACGAATGATTTTTGGATCGTGAGCCTTGACTTTGTCAATGGCTACACACACGTCAGTTGCTTCAACATAGTTGACAACTGATTCACCCGTTTTGTAAACGGATTCGAGGCGATAAATGATATTTTTCATGATTAACGAAAGCAGAAGGAAGCAGCATCGTGGTAATAACAACGCATGTTGCTATGTTCATCTTCAATTAAGGTGACAGGAAGGATACTCATATCTGACCTTATATTGAAGGCTTCAACTTTGTCAGTCTGAGCAATGACAAAAAAGCTGATAGACTCAGCATTTGTCCCTATTTCTTGGAAAGTGGCAGTGAAAGTAGCATTACCTTGTTCAACAATGGTCATGGTGCATGGTATCCAATCACTGTTACCTCTAGGTGTGTAGATCGCACACTCTTTTGTAAATGTGGCCGCACCCTGTAATTGAATAGGATTAACAGGTGTATCTGGCATGGCACAAGCAAGTAAGCCTGCACATATGTTGGTTAATGTTTGAATGAACATAGTGAGTACAAATGATATAACCATGAACTCCCGGAGTTATCCGGGAGAGGGGGTTAGATAATGTCGTCAGACATAGTCTTGAGCGATTCGAAACGTTGGAGTGAATCACGGTGGTACGTGATCCAACGATCAATCGCTATTTGAAATGCTTCAATAAGCATTTGATGCTCTTGGCAATCTTCATCACTGCATTCACTGATGATATCGGAGAATTGAGTGATGTAATAATCTTTATTATGTAGCATCAGACCAGTGGATTGCAAAGGTCAGAGTCCGCAGTGATGCGGTACTCATAGAAGTTTCCCCATTCTTCCTGATAGTGAGTCACACGCTTTAGACAAGTGTCGTGACCACTAGCCGGGTAGGTCATGTGGAACCAGTAGCGATCGTCACCCTGACGGGCGCGACACCAGATCCGACATTGACCTGCAATGAATGGGTAAAGTTCACGAAGCTCTTCGCGTTCTTGAACAGTCATTGGGAATAGAGTATATATTTACAATGAAAAACACAACAGGCGTTAGCCTGTTATGTAGTTATCTTAAATGCCATTTAAGAAATCGTGGAGAGCATCTTGATACTCTCTCTTTGTCTTAAAGGTTACTCCATGAATAGTGAGTGGGAACTCACGTTTCTTAGGAGTTGAGTTGCGCATTGATGCGCTTACGTCCCAACGAGTGCAACCTTGTTGGTCGCAGATCTGTTGGACGTAGGGGTTGTTATCTATCATCAGGCAACTCCTGTGCTTGTGATAATACGGAAGCGGATTCCTGCACCGGAGGCACGAGTCTGCTTGATGTAGTCGAACTGACGCTGACGAACAATGTCACGATCAGTTGAGGAAACGCCCATGGGTTTCCACTGAGCTTCACGCTCATTCCAGTATTGACAAGTGTAGGTTGTCATGGTTAAGTAAATTATATTTACTAAAAGAAACCACCGGTGTTAACCGGTGGATGGCTGTTAAAAAGGTAGCTCCTCTTCAACTTCATACAAGTCATACTTGTCTGAGTCTTCGAAGCTTTTGATGTGTGCCCAAGCTGCTTCTTCAGAGAAGAACATCTTGGTTTGTTGCTGCCGCTCTACGTGAAAGACGTGGTAGGTGGTGAGCATTTAGAACATATATTGTTACTCAAACGAAACACCGGTGTTAACCGGTGTATGGCTGTTGCTTTGAAAGCCACTCAAGATAGGAACCAGGCTTGGTCATATCCATCTGTGCTTTGACCTTGGCAAGGCGTGCTTGTGCATGCTTCAGTTCTTGATACTCACGAACGAAGCGACCAGCACAGACGCCGAAGGCAATAGCCATTACTAATGAAAGCATGTTTAGAGTAAATAGATTTACTCATTAAAGAGCAGGCGTTAGCCTGCGTGTAGCTATGTGGGTAAAAACGGGCGGCCACGCGTAGCGTGATTAGGTATTTAAGCCCCCTGCTTATTTATATATACCTACCCCCTTTTAATCTCTACCGAGATCCCACACAATACCCACACCTTCCCACAATCACGGCAGACTTACTGAGGACTACAGAGATCCACGGCGGACTACTGAACATCACGGCGGATCTACAGAGATCCACAGTAGATGTACGTAGAACAACGGCAGATCTACGGCAAGGGGGGTAGACCCTCTGAAGATCTACGGCAGGGGCACGGCAGATCCTCAGATAGATAGGCACGAGGAGAGGTGAAGGTATATAGTTAAAAGAATGTGAAGATAACTTAGGAGAGTAAGAGCAATACAATAGCTCCGCTCGACTGTTAGCTGAACATCAGCGGTGAGAACAAAGATGTACGACGAAACATAGACGCAGTAAATGTTAAGCAGTCGTAACACATAAAAGACATTGCACAACAGTTATCACGAGTAACCTAAAGGTTGTGAGACTTTAGTAACTCATAAGTTGTGACAGATGTGAGCCCGATGTACGAACACAAGTATCAATAGCATCTGTTAACAACGAAGGTTAAACCTTAAGTAATAACAGAAGAAGTAACTTGTGTAACATCGGGTGAACGCCCTTGATTCACGTCAGTTAACTTACGCTAGATAACTTTGGTTATCACTTCAGTTAACACAGGTAACTTACGTTATCACTTCAGGTAACTCAGGTAACGTGAGTTGTCACTTCAGTTAACGGAGGTAACTTACGCGATACCTTCAGTAACCTACGGTGATAGTCAAGGGCTAGTTTATTTTTTTTGTTCCACCGGCAGTCGGGGAACTAAGGGTATTAGAAGTGTCAAAAATTTTGTAGCACTTTTCACCCTCTATAGGCCGTTTTTCTCTGGGGTACACCAATAGCGAGTGTATATTAAGTAACAGTACATATTTAGGCTGCCCCAAGATGTCCGAAACGTAAGCCGTTTCTAATGTTGAACAAAAGAAATGGGAGTCAAACTTCAAAGCATCCGTGCTTAGAGATCTAAAGCTACGTTGCTACACAAACTACGTGGGGTTTCTATAAACCCTATTTGTAATTCTCCCTATGTACCCTCTACTAGTATTTTTTAAATTGGGTATATACTGTACAGCGTAGTTAGCGTAGTTTTGTAGTTTGTAAGATATAAAGAGCAACTGCATTCGAAGAAAATGGATCTCGGAAGGAAATACTACCCGGAAGGAATGGCAGGAGAGTTTGCTCTGAAGAATGATATTAAAAGGGAGAGAAAGAAGCGCCTAGATAAGGCAATGTGCTACGAAAGCCACGGCCCAGGTTGGACATACAACGAAACCATCGGTAAATGTCTAATGCCTGTGGCTTTTCCGCAAGATGGCAGCAATGTGCCAGATCTAGTCAATGAAGGTATGCCACCGAACGCACTACCAGAGCCTGAGAACCTACCGACCTCACCACCAGAGGGTGGAGGTAATAGTGCTATTCAGGCAGAGATAAATAACAGGAAGGATGAGGCCCTGCTTGGTGCATCTCAAGCTAAAGCCAACGTTGCTCGTAAACGTAAGGGTTTAGAAGCCAAAATTGCAATGGAACAGGTAAATCAGCTCGCACAGCAGCAGCAACAGATGCGTCGTCCTGCTAAAAACCTTTGATAGAGCAAGTTAACATATAAGTACTGCTATCCATAGAAATAAATGTATTCAGGAAGATACGGTGCTAAGCGCAGGGAAGAGCTAGGTATTGAGAACCCAAGCCTCAATCTCTTTGGTGGCAGAAGTGGCCTAAATCCGGCGGAACGTCGCGCAGCGCGTCGTAGTCAACCGATGCCTGAGCGAACACCTGAAAGACCTGAAAGACCTACGGGTATCCCGAGCATGGGTGAAAACTATGCAGCCAAAGAGCTGATGTACGGCAATAAAGTCCGCGAGCTGCGTGGTGAAGAGCCATATATCCCTGCACGTAATCAAAACGCCCCCAGAGACCCCAACAATACGGGTGCAACTGGGACAATTACCGGATTATCCGGCGGATCTTTGTCAGGAGCCTTTGATTCAGACAAATATTTGAGCAAATTCATGCAAGATGCAGGGATTGAAGTGCAAAATCCCTTCGATTCTTCGCCTGTTGCTGGCTCATACGAGTCATTAGCCCAAATGTCGCTGAAACCCGGCATGATTGAGGCCGCTGGAGTGTCATTTACGGGTGGTATTCCCAAATTAACGGGATTTTCGACCCAAAGAGAGATAGGAGACAACCTGTATAACAAGTTTTCAGAGTTCAGGGCGCCTATTGACATGGAATCTTTCGCTAATCAGGAGCTGGTCAGCGGAATGGAAGCTGCTCAAGCCCCGATTGGCAGTGGTGCTGAGTTAGGTGAGAACAAATTGAGCGGATTGTCTGCAAGATCCCGTGCATTCCTGGATTATGACGGTCCTGGTGGAGCAATGGGTGCTCTTCGTGCAGCTGATGCAAGCCAAGGGATGGTGAGAGCTGGTGGCAAGATGTATTCCATGGATCAAGCTGGTGATCTGCAAGAAGTCACGAAAGAAGGTGCTCGTATGCGTGCATCTGGCCAGATTGATGCTCAAACATTGCTTGATGACTACTTGGCTAATGTTCCTGAGAAAGCAATCGAGAAAGTTATCGAAACTGGTGATCCTGAGGTGCTTGATCCCACTAAGGCAGGCACAACACCGCTCGGAAACTTCGAACAACTATCTAATGTCAGTAATGCTGGCAATGAGATGTCAGCTGCCAAGCTATATAACACTACTGCCCCTGAAGGTGGCGGTCCAGGCTTCGACATGATGGATGAAATCTCCAGAGTAGTTGAACCTTACCGCAGAAGAAGGTGATTTAAACTTACTACAATAAATAGTAGGTTTATATGGCAAGATAGTGTTTAACAATCCTCTTGAAGGTAAGCAACTGTTGCATAATCGCATCATTAGTGATTCAGCAAGCGTATCGCCTAGTAATAACCCTCAACAAATAGCTAGAGACGTTCAAAAGAAGCGTACTGAGGAATTATTGGGCGGCGCAGCAGCGTTAGCTGCTGGTGAAACGCTTGGATTGAATACAGAAGAAACACTCAAGCTAATTTCAAGGGAAACACGTCGTCAAAAGCGTGCTGACCACACTGTTACCGAAGAAGATGTGTTGCGTCAGTTCGCGCAGACACAGAAATCACTTGCAGAAGCTGGCCCTGCTGAACTTGCTGGCATCGCTCTGCGTGAACAGCCTGAAGTTGACCCATTCGGTCAGGCTCAAGATGATATTCAGACTTATAGCCGTGATGAAGCGGTGATGTACGGACTGATCCCCGAAGATCAGATGTACAACGATGAATTGATCCGTAGAGGTGACGCAATGGAGCGTCCATCCTCCGGACAAGCTGGTGTAGCCGATGCACTGCGTAGATTGGAAGCCGCCAAAAGCACGGCGCCCGGCGCAGCCGCTGTAGCTGGCTCACTAGAGCAAAGCTTGGGTGGAAGAATCCAGAGAGACGCTGATGCGTCAATGGCAAGAGACTTGGTGATGCGTGAAGCCGGTCTGCGTAACCCAACACGTGCTGGTTACAACGATGTCAAGGCAGCTATCGAAGCTGAAGATATTGCACGTCGTGATTTCACTATTGGTGGCAAAGGTGCCATTGCAGACGAGGTAATGCGCCGGATTGGTGGTGCAAACCAAGAAGTCAGAGAGATGGCGATGCTTGATCCTCGGACTGGTACTTATATGGGTTCAGACGGTAATCCGTTGGCAATCCAAGGCCCCGAAAGAGCCATGGCTGGTGTCAACGCCTCTGATACCGCAAACATGCTGAACGCACCTCAGAAAGAAAGTGCAATCAACTATGTCGTCAAGCAACTCCCTGACTTCAAGGAAGGTGGACGTGTATTCGGCGATTTCAACCAGACTGACATGACTGGAGCGTCAACATTGTTCGCTCAGCGTGTTGCACAGAGTGGATTGGTTGATCCCCGGATGGTTCCTGGAGATCTGCGCACCGTTGAGGAATTCCAAGGTGCAATCAACATGTTGGCTGGAGCTGCTAAGGAGCAAGGCGTCAAAATGTACGGTTTGGAGCAACAGCAAACTCCAGACGGCCGCACCTTGATGCAAAAGTCCCTGGTCCCTGCAGATCGGGTTGGTGCAAGCGAGGTTATGAACTATCTCCGCTACACACCGGCTGAAGCTGGTCAATTCGCCAACATGCTGTATCAGTCTGAGGTTGCCAGAGGAACGCAGATCAACCAGAACGCTAAGAACCAGTACTTCGGTCGCGGAGCTGTTGCACCTGGACCTAAAGACAACATTGTGTTCAGTGCAGCTGAAGCCATCAACCCCCGTGATGGTGAAGCACAAGTTGCACGTATCCGTGGTGGCCAAACCATCGGAACCGGCAAAGAGAAGACTGACATTAAAGCTGCCTTCCGTCAGCTAAGTGAGCCTGGTGCTCGCCAGCCATTCATCGGTCAGGTTGAAGGCCAAGCTCCTCGGATTAACCGCTACGTCGGTAAGGCTGCAGCTGGGCTTGATTCTTCAGATATTCCCGCAGCACTTCGTGAGCAAGAAATGGGCTTCGCCCGTAACAAGGCTCGTCGTGCAATGAGTAAAGAAGGGGCGCTGATTAGCCCAATGCGGGTTGATCGTCGTGCAGAAGGAATGATTGATGAAGCTGCACTGAAGGACAAAACCGTTAAGGCTCAGTTGGTACGTGAGCGTGCAGTTCGTGACAACAAAGCTCGTAATGAGCGTGAGTTCAATATCCGCACTCGTCAAGGTATGCCCCCGGCAGAACCGGGTCGTATGGGTGGAGCACCTCAAGCCCAGTCCGCACCTACCGGACCTACACAAAGTGGTGACTCTTATCAGAGTAAAATAGCAGAAGAGCGGTATAACCGCAACATTGCTAAAGAGCAAGAAGAAGCTAACAGCTTCGCTTCAAGAATCCGTCGTCTGAGAGGTATGTGATGTCAGCTGGTCATTTAGAAATTTCAAGAGCGGAAATACAGGCCGGTAGTTCAAAGCAACGGGAACTGAAGGAAACCCCTACGGAGTTCCGCAATCCTGAAGGTCTACAGAAAAATAGCTCCCGTCGAATGGCGGGACTTATGGGCGAGCGTGCTCAGAACCTGATGAACGATCCGATGGAGAAACAGAGAACCGATGAGTGGATGGGGCTCTTTGGTTTATCTAACGAAGGCTCACAGTTTGAACAAGCTAAAATACAGAAAGCTATGCAGGGCATGATCTAATGAAAAGCGCATTAATCAAAGCCCTTCTGGGTAAAGAAGCTAGAGAGAATGCAGGGAAGATGGCCGGTAATATCGGACGTTTCCTTAAGCCTGAAGATATGGGTAGAGGAGAACTAGCACTGGCCCTGCTGCCTGATGCAGCGTTTGGTCTTATGGCAGCAGGTATGGCACCTGCAGAAGCTTCGGTGGTAGATAGAGGAGCAATGTTCCTTGGCTCAGCACTCGGTGGTGGTCTCGGTGGTTTGGCTACCGGTGCTGCTGTACGCAAGCTCCCCGGCGTAGGCAAGATTGCTGGGGCTGGCTTAGCCGGTGACATGCTCGGCTCTATCGGTGGTGACATGGTGGGCCATCAAGCAGCCATGGGTGTTAGCTCATTAGCTGGTGGCGGTAAGAACATTTATGAGCGTATGGAAGGTGTTGCAGCTGAAGAATATCGCAAACAGATTGAACAAGAGACTTTGGCTAAGTTAGGCATATTGCCTGGAGTCCGTCACGATGAATTCATGCGTTCTCAAGGACTGGGCTAATGCGTATTGCTGGAAAGGTTGCAGGAGATGATGTCAAGTCATTTTTAGAACGCTTCAAGGAAGGGTTCATGCGGGATGTGGCTGTAGGTAGAGAAGATATTCAACAAGCTACTTACGACGCACTTGACGCAACCGGTCGGCCTAGAGAGCAGGCCATGTTTGATTCAATGATGATGAATCATCCAGTTAGCTATCGCACTCGGGAACTATTGGGTGTTGCTGATCCTTCCTTTGTACAAGCCAGAGAAAATGCTGGCATGGGATTCAGTAAAGATCGTGCTACTGCTATCGGACAGATGGCTGGATCAGTGGCACACGATGTTATTCACGATGGTACTCGTGGCATCTATTGGCTCCTTAATGCCCCCCAGGCTGCAGGTCAGGTTATTGCTGACCAAGCTCTGCGTGGTGCAAACAACAAAGCGGTGGCTCAGGGCAAAGGCTTCGAGATCTTTGGATCATCCCCTGTTGCTATAAAAACAACTGATGGCAATAGGAAGGCAACAATTAAGGATAGAGACTTCTTGATTAAGAACAAGATGGCTCGGCTTGATAGGACAGGCAATATCCGCATGATGCCTGGTTATTCGAAGGGTGAGACTGGAGATATATTCAAGAGGAATTTGAATCCTGCACAGCGCATCGCACTAGCTGCACCAGCGGGCTTGCTGATCAATACTGGCATTGGTTTGATGAATCCGATGGGTGGTAAAGAGGGCTATAAAGCCATCATGCCTAGCGAAGAAGATCCGAGTAAGACTGATAATGTCCTCGGTGAAGTTGCCATGAAATACCTGTTAGGCCAGAGCGGACGCTTGCTGCCCTACGACGAGTTCTCCAAGGTTCGTCCAGATGTTTCGAAGGAAGAGTATAGAAACTATAAGATCAATATGAATGATCGCCGAGAAGATTACAATCCTTTCGATGGTGACATTGCTATAGGCGGAGGATTGCTCCGTGCGACCGACGAAGGTATCCATGGACCTGAAGTTCAGTTCATGGGACGCAGCCTGCCGGTCACCACGACGATCTTACCTGCCGCAGCATCCATTGCAGGAATGGCAGCAGGGGCGGGAACTCAACGCTCGTACCGGAATGCACTGATGGGCTCCGTGGGCGGTGCTATCGGTGGATCTATTGTTGGTAACCTTCTTGAGGCCGAACGTCGCAGACGCAACGCTGAGGAGAACGGAATACAGCTTTGATAATATATACATATAGAGGGCATTATTATGAGATTCAATGCTAGTGTATCTAGTTTTCTAGGACCTAAGTTAGGCATAGATGAAATGTCTGCACAGGGTCTTGTTGAAGACTCAAAGTCATTCGCTCAAAATGTTAGAGACATTGCAGGCACACATGCCCAAGGGCTCAACAACAAAGCAAAGATTGCTTCTGCCAAGAACTTGGGTGAGGCACAGTCAGCTGCAGCGGGAAGTGCGGCTAATGCTGCCATATTCGGCGGTGCAATGGGTGCAGTGACTGGGATAGCTGGAGGCATTGACTTTGGTGGTGGTGGGGGTAATGCCTCCACATCGACCGACCTGGGCGTGTTCAATCTCGGCACGCTTGACGGTATGGACTTTGGCACCGACCTTTACAAAAAACGGTTTGCCGGTGATGCACTTGGTGGCTTTACATTTAGGTACTGATTATGAGATTTGCAGGATCAGGCGCTAAATTAAATATCACACCATTCCAGTTCTCAGGACGTGGTGGTAAAGGCATTGGTGCAGCTGGTGGTATGGCCACCGGTGCTGAAGCATTTCAAGCAGTCAGAAGTAGAGCACCTAAGTACGGAAACATTGGAAAGATAGGCATTGCCTCCCAAGGTGCTAAAGGACGCGCAGTATCTGCAGCCGAGGCCGCTGTGCATAGAGCAGGGATGAGTGCTCAAGCTACGGTCAAAGCTTCTGAGATTAGATCGAAGTATATGAAGGACGCTGCTGCTAAGCAAGCAAAGGGTGCAATGATTGGTAGTGCATTAGGTGCTGTTGGATCTATTGCCTCAGCCTTCTCAGACGAGAAAACCAAAGATTGTATTGAGCGTCTTTACAGTGGTCTAGACATTATCCGCAACCTAGAGCCAGTAACCTTCCACTATACGGAAGAATATACTGATGAGCCATGGCGTATGCATTACGGCTTCATTGCTCAGGATTACGAAAGAGTAATGCCTAATCAAGTGTATAAAGATCCTATAAGTGATCTACTGAAGATCAATACAAATGAGTTGATCGCAGTTTTGGTAAAATCTATTCAGGAGCTTGAATCGCGCTTAGAGGCATTAGAAAAATGAATCCTACTGACGAAGAGTACAAACGACTTTTAGAAATGAGCATGCTTACAGGAGTATTTCCTGGCATGCCTACCAAAGATGCCGGAAGTGGTTTAGGTAACCTGTTGATGGAAGGTGCCGCTAGCTTAGGTCAAGGCGTTGCTAAGTACGATCGAGCAGTCACACCTATTGCTAATCAGGCACAGGATGCTTTGACTGGTGCTATCGGCCGTGCAGGCGGTGCAACCAAGTTGGGCAGTGCGGCTGGACGCTTTGCTGGTGGTGCTAGAGCTTTGGGACTTCTGAAAGCACTCCCCGCCGCTGGTGCTGTGGGTGGTGCATTGGGTGCTGGAGATATTGTCTTCGGTGGTGATAGTGCAGGCAATAAAGTTATGGATGGCGCAGCAATGGCAGTCGGTGGAGCACTGGGTGCGGTAGGCGGACCGCTCGGGGTCGCTGCTGGTGCCGGGGTTGGTAAAATGGTTTCAGATGGCATCCAAGGCATAGGCGGAATGTTGGGCATTGAGTCCCAAGAAGAACGCCGTGCACGTGAGATGGCTGAAATGCTTCGTCGTTCAGGTATGGTTTGATGGCTTCCTCGTATAAGGATCTGATTCAACAAGGAAAAAGTAAGCGTAATGCTCTTGATTCCTTTATGGGCTTTTTTGGCCAAGGTGTTGACAATGAGAATTACACACCTGGAGTTGACGCTGACGGAAACGTTAAGGCCCTAACACTAGGTGAGCGGCTTAGTGGTATATCAATGGCTGAAAAAGAAGCCGCCAACGCTCGGGTACAACTAAGGGATGCAAAGAGGGACGAAAACTTTCAGTATTTAGAAGCAGAAGGCCAAATGACGGAAGGCGACCTAGGTCGTGACATTAGTCGTGCTGATCTTGCTAAGAAAACACGTGACTTTTCAGAGGTAAAAACCGCTGAAACCGCTGCACGAGTGGAAGGCGTCGATGCACAAGCAATTGCTGAGTTGAAAAATAGTGGCTTAGGAGCTACCGCAATCAGCTCTGGTTTGTACGACTTGACCAGAAAGCAGAAAGAGTTTAACGCAAACGAAACGTTAAGAAATAGCCCTGGATATCAAGATCGAATAGAACAGCGAGATTATCAACGAAATCGTAACCGCATTGCGGATGAGCGTCTAGCTTTCGATCGGGAGCAGGCTGCACAGCTACGTCGTGACCAGCTGATTGAAAACAAAGAGGCGCGTATCGGTCAGCAAGAGATGCAACTTCTTCAGCTGAACCGCGACGAACGCATCCACAACGCAAACCTTGAGTACAAGCGTGAGCAAGATGCTGCATCACGTAGGGAGAACATCGCAGCTGCACTCAGCAGCCTTGCAATGTCATTCTTTGCTTAATTACTGATAGCTGTAGTGGAAGAAGTTACCCTTGTCATGGAACATGGGATCTTCTTCTGCAACTCTATTTTTAAGCTGTGTTTGTCCTTTGAAATCTGTACGGCCTTCAAGGATATTCATTGCATTAGTAATCTTTCTGCGACCTTCTTCAGAACCGAGGTGTGCAGCTAAGGCGTCGTCATATTTAGCCAAACCTTTGGTGATAGCTTCGTATTGCTTAGGCTGATAAATAACATCAGAGATTGTGTTTGGGAAATCTCCAGAAAGCTTTCTATTAATCACAGATGCTGCAACTGCATACTCATCATCCGTGCCCCGCTCAGCTTCAGCAGATACAACGTATGCGAGATCCTTCATCTCACCGGGAGTAAGGTTCGCAACAACATCACTTACATCAACACCCTCAAGTTTGCTTGACGTACGAGGAGCAGGCGAATCTACAGTTGATGAAGTATCAGTAGAAGTAGACGAAGGTTTGAATACTTCTAAAGGTGAGTTCTTGAGATCTTCTAGGGCTTTTTTGCCCTCAGTCATTTTCCCAGTGATATGCTCCCTGATACCACCATCATCAAACTCAGCACGCTCAATAGGCTTGCGTAAACCGTCTGCTGCAAACTTACCGGCTGCAGCAATAGCTCCTGCTTTTCGTAAACCTGATTTAGCATCAGCTCTTGCCTTGGCATTCTCTACATCTATTTCCGCAAGTTTCATTTTAGCGTCTATATTTATCCCCGTGATTGTCATATTCTTCTTATTCTCAATCTCCTGCTGGAAATTAAGAGCATCCTGCTTAAGACCTTCAGCAGCTAGATCTCCATAGTTTGGTGCATAAGCACGAGCAGTACTTTGGATGCTTGCACTAGCACTGGCTGCATTACGACCTGCAGCTATGTAGTTACTTGCACTGGAAGCAGCGGCGAAGCGCATATCTAATTCCCATCAATATCTACATTGTAGAATGTAATTAATAGTGTCTAACCTGGCAGAGATGATTCCCAATAACAAGAAGGCTAATAACAATCAGAGAGCGCAGGTTACCGATTTTTTTGCTCGTACAGGTGGTGCTAATACTGCTAAAAACTCCACGGTAAAAGGAGCTCGTGGTGCTAGTGCTCAGCAAGGCATCATAAACCAACAAACAGGCCAATCTGTGTTAGATGTCCGTGGCGGATCTGCCCAACAAGGCCGACCGACGATGACAACCCGTGATGCGGGAGGCATGCAAAGTGCAGCCGTCAATCCGGTTATCAGACCCAGTAATTCTGGTATGCAAAGTGCAACCAGCAACCCGGTGATCACAGGCCAGGGGAACAACGTTGTGGGATCGATGCCAGCGAATCCAACTTTCACCCCGCTGCCAGTAAGAGAAATAGCTCAGAACCCAGCCGTTGTTGGTAATCCTACTGCTTCTAACCCATTCGATAACAGTGGTGCTGGGCAGTTTAACTTAGCCCAGGCGAGGGATAATCTGTATTCAAATGCTGGAGCAGACAATCCAGAAGTACAAGCCATAAGAAATACCTTCCAGGCCAACATGGTGCAGTCTGCGTTTGACACGCAGATGGCCACTCAGATGGCTTATCAGAACCAGGCTATTGCTTCACAGGCAATGAACCAGGCTGCCAACCTGGAAATGCGGAACCAAGCGCAATTGATGCAGGATGAGTACACGTACGGCATGAACCGTATGGGTGCTGAGTTTGCATTCCAGGATCGCTTTGCCACTAACGATGCTCAGCGTCAGACAGCATTGGGTTCGCATATGGCGAACTTGCAGCAGAATCAAACAATGCTGGAGGGCACGGAAAACCGGCTCAACATGCAAGAGCAGGGCCAACAGAACAGGCTGACGCAACAGCAGTTGAGCAATCAGCAATTGGCTCAGCTGAATGCTGGATTCCAAAATCAACAGCTGATGCAGAACGTTGCTGGTCAGCAGCAGATGGATCAGCTTAACGCCAACATTGGCAGCCAGGAGCGGATGCAGCAGGTTGCTGGTCAACAGCAATTAGCGCAAATCCTGGGACAAGGAGATCAATCATTCCGTTTGCAGGGTCAGCTAGGTGAGCAACAGTTGGCTCAACTAAATGCTGGATTCCAAAATCAACAGCTGATGCAGAACGTTGCTGGTCAACAGCAAATGGATCAGCTGAATGCCAACATTGGCAACCAGCAGCAGATGCAGAACGTTGCTGGTCAGCAGCAGTTACAGCAAATTAATGCATCAGGCGATCAGCAAAGGCTAAGTCAATACCAGCTGAGCAATCAGCAGTACCGTCAACAACAACTGCAAGGTGACCAGGCTCTTCAACAGATTCGTGTCCAAGGCAACCAGCAATTCCGTTTAGGCGAGCAGCAGAATCAGGCTGCCTATCAGCAGCAACAGTTGCAAGGCAATCAAGCGCTGCAACAGATCCGTGGACAAGGTAACCAACAGTTCCGTTTACAAGGACAGTTGGGTAACCAGCAAATGGCTCAGCTGAATGCCCAGTTAGGTAGTCAGCAGCAGATGCAAAATGCTGACATACAGAATCAGCAATTCTTGCAAAACCAAGCTGGGCAGCAAGCGCTGCAGCAGATCCGTGGCCAAGGTAATCAGCAGTTCCGTTTACAAGGACAGCTTGGTAACCAGCAGATGGCTCAGCAGCGACTGCAAGGCCAACAGTCCATGCAACAGCTGAACCGTCAAGGTGCGCTGGACTATCGCATGCAGCAGACGTTGGGTAACCAACAAATGGCTCAGCTGAATGCTCAAAACCGTGGTCAGCTTCAACAAATTAATGCCCAAGGTAACCAGCAGTTCCGTTTAGGTGCTCAGCAAAACCAAGCTGCAATGCAGCAGCTAAATGCTCAAAACCGTGGTCAGCTTCAACAAATTAATGCTCAAGGTAACCAACAGTTCCGCTTACAAGGACAGCTTGGTAACCAGCAGATGGCTCAGCTAAATGCTCAGAACCGTGGTCAGCTTCAACAAATTAATGCTCAGGGCAACCAACAGTTCCGTTTAGGTGCTCAGCAAAACCAAGCTGCAATGCAACAGCTGAACCGTCAAGGTGCATTGGATTATCGGATGCAGCAGACGCTGGGTAACCAGCAAATGGCACAGCTTAATGCATCAAACCAAGCTGCACTACAACAGCTGAATGCTCAAAACCGTGGTCAGCTTCAGCAACTGAACCGTCAAGGTGCGTTGGATTATCGGATGCAAGGACGTGTCGGTAACCAGCAGATGGCACAGCTGAATGCATCAAACCAAGCTGCGCTGGACCAGCTGAACCGTCAAGGTGCATTGGATTACCGAATGCAAGGACGCCTTGGTAACCAGCAGATGGCTCAGCTTAATGCATCAAACCAAGCTGCGCTGCAGCAACTGAACCGTCAAGGTGCATTGGATTATCGGATGCAAGGACGCCTTGGTAACCAGCAGATGGCTCAGCTTAATGCAGCAAACCAAGCTGCAATGCAGCAACTAAACCGTCAAGGTGCATTGGATTACAGAGCACAAGATCAGCTGGGACGCCAGCAAATGGCTCAGCTTAATGCTCAGAACCGTGGTCAGGTTCAACAAATTAATGCACAGGGTGCTCAGGACCTAAACAGAATTGGTGCGCAAGGTCGCCAAGACCGTGCTGCCATCGGTGCGCAAGGTAACCAAGATGCGCGACTTGCAAACATCACTGGTCAGCAAGCTATTGATCAACTGCGCCAACAGGGTGTTAATGAGCAGGAGCTACAAGGCATGACTGGGCAGCAAGCTATAGCTCAGTTGAGGGAGCAAGGTCGCCAAGATCGCGCCAACATGGCAGGTCAGGGTGAACAAGAGCGATTGAACATTGCCGCTCAAGGTCAGCAGAACTTAAACCTGCAAAACATGACCGGTGATCAAGCTATTGATCAGCTTCGTGCTCAAGGTGCAAATGAGCAAGAGCTGGCTGAAATCACAGGTGATCAGGCCCTCGCTCAGCTGAGAGAACAGGGGCGCCAAGAACGAGCGAGTATTGCAGCTCAGGGTGCACAAAGGCTGGCTTTACAAAACATGACCGGAGACCAGGCAATCGAACAGCTTCGATCGCAGGGTGTCAACGAACAAACTCTGGCTTCGATGACAGGCGACCAGGCTCTGCAACAGCTGCGAACTCAAATAAGGAGCCAAGAGCGTATGCAAGCTGAGTCTGGGCTACAAGCCCTGCAACAGATTGATAGAGATACTAGCCGCCAGTTGGCTATAGGGGAACAGTCTGGTGAACAGGAACTAGCCAACATTGGCGCTCAGGGTGTTGAAGCCGTTAGGCAGATTCGAGAACAGAACCAATCAACCGAGCGTCAGCAACGTGAATCGGGCCGTCAAGCCCTGCAGCAGATTGGTGCAACTAGCAATGCTGATGTCAGAAGTATTGGTGCTCAAAGCCGAGCTAATCTCGCTAGCGGCGCTCAGCAAGGTCTTTTGGCTTTACAGCAGATTGATGCTAGCGGACTTCAGAATAGGCTAAACATTCGTGCTCAAACCCGTTCTGATCTGACAAGAGGTCGTCAGGAAGGTGATCAGGCTATGGACCAGATTCGTGGCCAAGGTGAGGAGAGCCGCGCACTCCAAGACAATGAGCAAATGAACGTTCAGAGAAATCGCAAGAATGAGTCTAAATACGCACGTAGTTTGGCAGGTATGTTCTAATGAGTACTTCAACTAAGGCAGCAATTGGGAGCAAGGTATACATCAGCTACGTTGACGAGTGGCTAGATTCGCTTACCGCTGCTGATGCAGAGGACTTCAAAGAATTTGCTGAGTTCACTCCCAGCATTATTGAAATTTGGGTATATGCAGGAATCCTGCAGTATCCAGGATCATTCAACGATATGTCTCGTTGGGTCAAGATGAAGTACAAGAAGCTTGACCGTCGTGGGATCCTCAACAGTGAAATCACCGCTTTGCACTCTGACATTCAAGAGCTTCGGATGGCGATTACGTCTGGAGAGATTAAGGGTGATAACGGGGCTGCAAGGTTGGGTGCACTTGAGAAAGAACTCAGGAGCCATATTGAAACAAGTGAGCGCATGAATAAGTCTACTGACAAACGAGGACTTATTTTGGCAGGTGCTGACAAAGTCATGCGTGAGATGACAATGATCTTTAAAGATGATCCACAGTTTGCTGAAGCAATTGAAAATGCTATCCAGGCATCGTGGGCCAAGCTTTACTCAGAGCTGACGAACTGATGCTTCCAGAGATCCCAAAACTGCCAGAGATTCAAAGTGCTCAAGTATCAGCACTGAACTCTCATCATTACAAGGCTGTGCCAGGTATGCCTCACCTTCGCTGGGAAAGCATCCTTGGTTATCACCCATCTGAGGTGGCAGCAGCCCAGTATGCACAAGAGGTGGCAATTGCTTATGCAATCACTCGTGAGCAAAACAGAATAATGGAAGCCAAAGCCCGTGCACGTAATCGTATATTCCAAAGAGAAGCTGAACGTTAGAATGTAACCATTTAGGGGACATAAATGTCAGGCGCTAGTATCTCATTAGCTTATCGTCGCAACGCGATGATGACAGCGACAAAAGTAACGACAAAGCCGCCTAGTGAAGAGGTATTAGAAGCAAGAGATAATTTTATGGCTTTCTGCAAAACAATGGGAAAGCCCCCAGCCAAACACATGATGGAATGGCATAATGAATTATGTACCGGCAATGATACAGAATGTCTAATGGGGATCGGGGGAGCAAATACTTCGATCCTCGCGCCCAGAGGATCTGCGAAAAGCACTGTCCTTGGTTTGTTTGCTGCATGGATGATTGGACGACATGCAGCTGCCAAGACAATGCTGCGGATATTATATATAGCTTATATGGTTGATATAAGCAGAGCTAAGTCAGCAACTATAAAAGGGATCCTTGCCAGCCCTAAATATCGAGAGATATTTCCAATGGTTAGATTATCAAAGATAAAACGAAGCGACGAATACTGGTCGATTGATTATGAATTTGCAGGTGTTGATACAGCGGGAGAAGAGGCGTTTACCATAGCGTGTGGAGGTCTCAAGGGTGCGATCACATCTAAGCGATCTCAACTCGTACTTATCGATGACCCTATTAAATCCGCTGCGTCCATCTCAAACCCTGACATACGTCGTGAGATGGAACAGACATGGAGTAACGTTATTGCGCCGACAATGTTTCAGGGCGCAAGGGCCATATGCTTGGGGACTAGATTCCATTTTGACGATATCCATGCCACCCTCTTCGTACCGAAAAACAACTGGAAGCAGATTGTTCAAAAAGCAGTAATTACTGACGACGAAGGTAGGCAACGTTCATATTGGCCTGATATGTGGTCAATGAAGTATTTGAACGAACGTAAGCTGGAGGACAGGATTGCATTTGCATATCAGTATTTAAACACTGCTGTACAGTCGGGTGATGTTGGACTTTCGCCCGAGTTAATTGTCAAGGGTGAAACTCCGGACTCATTCGACTGCATTGGCGTAGGTATTGACCTTAGTGCTGGCTTGAATGAAAGAAATGACTATACAGTGTTTACGTTGGGTGGCATCGATAATGGCAAGATCTACTTGATTGACCAACGTCGGATCAAGACAATGGGCAATATTGAGAAAATGGATGCACTTTGTGAAATGCTGGCTGACTGGAACATCCTTTTGGAAAATGAGGATGGCAATTATTTCCCTACAACATCATCTTGTGTAATCTGGCCAGAAGCTGTTGCATATCAGTCGTCATTCGAAGGTGACTTTAAGCGAGTAATGTTCGAGCAACGTGGTTTGTACAACCTTGCCTGTAGTCCAGTCAAAGGATTTAAAGGCGACAAGCTATCGCGTTTGCGTGGTGTTCTCGGACTTTATGAACACAAGAAAGTTATTTGGAACAAGTGGCGCAAGTGGGACATCTTGGAAGATGAACTTCTAAACTTTGGTCAGACAGCACACGATGACTGTGTTGACTCAATGGTGCTTACTATGGGAGGTCTGTTGAGAAGGGGTCAGTTACAATTAGAATATAATGATGATAGCTTCTCCGAGTAAGTAACAATGGCGATGACTAACCCCCAGGAAGAAGAAAAGAAGTTTGAATTAGGTACTGCAACGAAGAAGCGTCTTAGTGAGATGCGTGGCAAACAAGATCATATTGGTCTGGGTGACTTGAACGCTCGCCGTGCCGAAGGTGCTAGTCAGGAAGAACTTCAGCAGGAATACAATCAAGCAAAAGAGGCAGGCGACCGTGTAGGTATCCGTGCTCAGGCTCGGATGAATGATTTCACTCAAGCCCAAACCCTTGATGATTTCAATCCTGATGAGATCAGTGTGCGTAACGCAGGTAAGCAAGGCGGGAATGATGTCAATAGAGCGGAGATGGCATCTCTGCTAGGTATGGGTAATCTGGTTGGTGATGGTATTAAGAATCACGGCGTAGGTGGCGTAGGCTTCAAGGCAAGTGAAGTCAACGACATGATTAAGAGCAAAGGATATACACTCAGTAGCGGTGCACAAAAGATGCTCAATAAGCGCCTTGCTGCTTTGGGATCTGAAACACCTACCGACGTCACCGATCCTGGTGATGGCACCCCTGTGGTGGACACTAAACCACCTATGCAAGTAGAGCCTGAACTGGAGCGGCTGCCGGTTTCTGATGTTGCTGACCTCATTCAAGGCCAGAGCCCCATTCAAGGCCAGGGTGCTAACAGGCTTAATAACAACAAAATTGAAACCAGCGTTGGTGATGGCAACACCTTCAACGGAAACTTCAACAGTGGAATCATTGATCAAAGCATCAATCTCCAGGGCCAGACCACTGCTTCGAACCGTGTAGGTGGCGAGACCAGCGATGGTGGAGTAGTTAGCCAGAATGGTGCAATGAGCATGGGTGGTCGAGGTGCAGATAACTTCGCTAGTGCAGCAACCACGATGGGTCTTCTAGAGAACATCTACAACCGCAGTAACACAAACTTCAATCCGTATGCTGAAGCTCAGAGGGCTATCACAGCTTCTGAAAATCAAATCGGTGCAACTGAACGTATTGCCAATTTGGATTACTTGACCCGCCTTGATCCAATGTATAACGAAATGAAGGCTGCTCAGGTTGAGAATCGCTACTTGGGTGACCTTGATGCGACGAAGACACCAGATTGGGTACAGACTGCTAACCCTGAAAAGTATGAAACTGACTTCGACGAGATTGCTAACAAATATAAGCTTTGATCACGCTAGAGTAACAGTAACTAGGGCTAAATATGAGCAACACTAATCCACAGTTTCAGGAAATCCTCGATTCTGCAAAAGCCCGTCGTGGGGATACAAATACAGACACAATGATTGTGGCGTCCCATCTGGCTCAGATGCGGACGTTCATTCTGCGTAGAGGGATTGAGTTTTACTGTGAGCAAGATTCATACGGCAAGCGTCGTGATTTTCTGCAAAGAATCTACGACGAGAACATGCTTGAGATGAAGCTTGATAGCATCATCGATCATTTCTTATGTGACGGTCAAGGGCTGTTCTACTTCCGACCCTCAGGTGAAGTTTATCAACTGCTTTATTTTCCTAAAGATAGATACCGGTGTTACCGCGATCAAAACAATGAAATTAACAACGTTGTATTGATCTACAGTTTTGCTGTCAAGGGGAAAGGGTTTGCTGGATCTGCTCCTTCTACATATGGTGCTGCGCCACAGAGAGGTGGTCGTAAAAAGTACATCAGACTATCCGTATTCAAAGATCGCATTGAGCAAACAATATCTGATGAAAAGATTGAGTTTGACGATAAGGGCACAGGCTTCCCTTCGCAAGCAAAGCCCGGTTCTACAGAAACTCTGACAAACAGTCTTGGCTTCATCCCTGCCGTTGAGATCTTCAACCATCTTGATTGTACTGGTGAGACGTCAGGCCGTGGTGAATTTGATTGGCTGAGCCATCAAATTATGTTCCACGACGAACTCGTTCGCAACGTCCGAAAGAACATGAAGTTCTTCGGAAACCCCACGTTGGTCTCCAGCCGACCGAAGCATGACATTGTTGAGAGTGGAAATGACAGTGGTACAAGACCAACCATCTCTTCAGCTGCTGGCTTCAAGCCAATGCAGGCACCGGGGCAACCTTTCGGTGGTCCATCACCTTTAGATGGTCAAATCAAAGTTCCCAGGGTTATTGCAAACCTTGAGCCAACTGACCGCGTCAGCTACATGACACCTGACGCTGTTAGTGGTGACCAGAACCTTTATGTCAAGCAGTACCGAAGCGAGATTCGTCTTGCACTGGGGGGTGTGGATGACATTGATATCAACACCGCTTCTACTGCGTATGAGATCAAATCTCTGTATGGCCGTGTAGCTGCTACTGCAGAGAAGAAAGCTAAAGCCATGTTTGAATTCGGGCTTTGCAAAGTGTTGGCAATGATGATTCAACATGAAGAGTTCTTGTTTGAAGAGTCTTTTGCCCGTGCTATCGGCTTGCAGAAACCTGTCATTCCTTTGGAAGAAGAATTCAATGGTGATCAGGCTGCATATGAATTGGCATTAGGCAATTACCAGCAATTGCAGGCAGCTTTTCTTCAGCAAAGAGACCAACAGTTCCGTGCTAAACTTGACATAGGAGACATACCCCCAGGAGTAGTTGGTCTAATTCCAGATGGAAGCACTAAAGTTTCTTGGCGATGGACTGGCGAAGTATTTGAAGATGACACTCAAGACATACTTAATAACAGTATTGTCGTTAGGAACCTTCAAGAACTAGGTGTTGATTCAATTGAGGCACTTAAGTACCTCTTCCCAGGAAAGACAGATGAAGAGAGAGCAGCAATGCTTTCTGGTTATCCGTTCCGAATGGTTCAACAAACCCAACAATCTCTGCAATCATTTATTGGGTTGTTGGGACAACTATATCAGTTGCCTCATCCTCAAACACCAAATCTACCGTTGGCATCAGATCCCAACCTAGATATTACAGGTTTCCTATACAGATCTCTAGAATTTTTACGTAAGGAGTTAAGTTACAGTGGAAGGTATCAACCAAGCAGTAGCGACAAGCGCCCCAGCAAGCTCAACGACGCCGACAGGCTCCGCTCCGAGCGCGGTCAGCCCGTCCGCGATGAACGCAGGATTAAGTTACCAGGCGTCACCGACGACGGCTCAAGCACCAGCAGCTCCGGCACCGATTTACCAACAGCAGGCGGCCCCGGCAGCGACGGGGAATCCATGGCAGGAAGCCTTCCAGGCTTTGAGCGCAAGTCTGAATACGCCCAGCCAATCCCAAGCCCAGGTTCCGTACTCGGCATATCAAACACCGACGAACCAAGTCAGCTACCAAGCACCATTGGGTTCAGTTCTGCAACAGCCGCAAGCCCAGTATTCGGCAGCCCAGACGTTCAGTCCCCAAGCTTCAACCCAGGAGTATTCGGCGCAGGTGGCGGACCAGGCCCAATTGGCGGCATTGGCCCAGGCCCAATACCTCAACAGCCAGTCCCAGTACAGCCAGCCCCTCGCCGCAGAAAGCGCAAGTGACGGCTATCTGAGTCAGATCTCCGACACTAGCCTTGAAGTTCTTGAGCACTTCGGTGCTGAAGCCCCTGCTCTGCTTAACGAGTATGCATGTGCTGTTGAAGATGCTCTGATCGAACAGGTCAAAACCGGCCAGGCCATGAACTTGATGCTGAATGCTGCTGGTGAAGAGCGTGCAGCCATGAACATCATGCTGACCGATCCCGACATTTTGGCTGACTACGTCAACGACTTCTTTGGTGCTAATGGTCCTTACCCAACTGAGACTGAAGATGAAGCTATTGCTTCTAATGCTGCTGCTGCCCGTGCTCAGTTCGAAGCTGAAATCGCCGCTCAAGAACAGCGTCAAGTTCCTCAAGCTTTCCAGCGTCCGCAGATGAATATGCCGACCCCCGGCGAACAACCTGCTGGTAACGATGCTCGTAACTTCTGGAACGGCTTCAGCGAGATGATGGATAACTCTCCCGAGAACGCTTGGAAGTATCTCTCCCAAGCTCCTGGTGCTGCTTTCCAGACCAAAGCTCTGATCCAAGATATGTGATCTAGGTGAAGACTAGGGGGTGTATCTACATCCCCTACAATATAAATAACGCACAGTAGTTGAAACATGAACTCATTACGTCCTGGTGGTCCTTCTCGTCACGAGATGAGTGACAACGAAATGATGCGCGGCTATGGCGCAATGATGCCTGGCGGCCAAGGTCTTAGCAACCGTAACGACATGGGCCTCGCTGCCAAAGTTGAATCTGAGCATCAGATGGTTCAGCAGGCAAACTACAAGATGCAGCAAGCTCGGCAGAATATGCGTGACGCACTGCCTGGTCAGCAAGTAGCTCAGCAAGATGCCATGCGTGAGATGACACTGGGTGAAAGCGATAAGCAGAACAAACTGCAGACCGGACTTAATGCTTTGATGGCAAACATCATTGAAAACGCTACTCCCTCTGGTGGCAAATACTTGACTGAGCTACATGCAACCACTGCTGATCCGGTCGCTGGGCCTGAGTTCCAATCTCGTCTGCGCAAAGGACAAGCTCTGGGTGTACCTCAAGGCTATTGATAAATAAGAATTTACTACAATAGTTGTAGTGAATATATAAAGCCGTGGGTTGCTCTTGCGAAAGATTTGCTGGTGATGAAATAGAAATAACACCTGAAGTGTTTCAGGCGATATGGAAGCACCTAAAATCTGATGGAGTAGAGGATCAAGCTGCCAATCACTTGGCTGCCGAGATGGCTCATCACGGCGAAGACTTTGATAGTTCTATTGAGCTGTATGAAGAATATTTAGCTAATTACAAATCTAAAGGATTTAATGAGCATGCCGCTCAAGCAATGGCAGTAGAAAGCATGGAAGGTAGAGAAGAACCTCCCGCAACAAGTGTTAGATTTGCGATGCTAAGAGGCTAGACAAAATATTATTTAGGGTATAGAATTAAATATACACAAAAACATATATGCCTCAGCAAAAAATAACTAGTGATCCTGTGAGAGCTTATCTTAAGGACATTGGCCGAATACCTCTCCTTGCGCATGACGAAGAGATTCTTCTTGGTCGAAAAGTTCAGCGTATGATTGAACTCAACGAAATGAAAAAAGAGCTTGACCTAGATAATGCACAACTTGCCGAATCACTTGATGTGCCTGTTCGTCAAGTACTGCGTGAACTTCGTGATGGTAGACGTGCAAAGGACAAGATGGTTACTGCTAATCTTCGCCTAGTTGTCAGCGTTGCAAAAAAATACACCAAAAGAAATATGGAGCTATTAGATATCATTCAAGAAGGAACTATTGGACTTATCCGTGGCGTTGAAAAGTTTGATCCTGGTCGTGGCTACAAGTTTTCTACCTACGCCTACTGGTGGATTCGCCAGGGGATCACTCGTGCTATCGCGGAGAAGAGTAGAGCCATACGCTTACCGATCCATGTTACTGAAAACCTCAACAAACTTAAGAAAGCCCAGCGTGAATTAAGTCAGCTTAACGGACATCTGCCTACTGTTGAAGAGCTTGCCGAAGAACTGAACATCACTCAGGATGATGTAAAAGATCTTATGTGCAAAGCACGTCAGCCAACCTCACTTGAAATTAAGATTGGTGAAAACCATGACACTGCTCTGGTCGACATGCTGGAAGACGCAGATCAAACACCTGAGGTTAACTTAGAAGCAGCTTGTATCAAGGAAGATATTCGTAATGAGATCAGTATGCTGCCCCGTCTACAAGCTGAAGTAATTAGCATGCGCTATGGGATTGGTGATGACACACTTGAGCCGCTTTCTATGACAGCCATTGGCCAGGTACTAAACATGAGCCGCGATCGTGTCCGCACTTTAGAGCATAAAGCACTCCGCACTCTTCGGGAGAATGGAAGTCAGGTTGCAGAATATCTGTAAAATATAAATACCACTTAGGTATGGGTTGATATGACACGGGATGTAACTAATGCTGTTCAACGCATACGCAACACTTATGGTGGTAGTGATAATACTAACCCTCGCAACTTATCTGCAAACAAGTCGATTAATTATGCGAGCGGTAACACCTTTATCAATGCCAACTCACTTCGCGTTACTGTTGCACCATCTAGCTTTACTCTCACTGGAGAAGTGGGGCTATTTGGTGTAGAAAATGATTTTATCAAAATAGATTTAAATATACTGAATACCGGAGGAGGCGGTGCAAGCATTCCTGACAATGATGGGTACTCTTCTGCATCATTTATTCAAGAACCTGAAACCAGTGATTACGCTGATGCAGCAGTAGATTACACATTAGATACAACAGTTGTAAATAGCTATAATGCTGCTGCCCTATCAAATACTCTTGCTAATTACTACTTACCCACTGTAGACATTAAACTGATCAATAATGGCACAGGAAATATTTATATGGACAGTCATGTAGATGTAAGTCTATATACAGAAGACCGCCGCCCTCTAGCATTTGATAACGCTTTTGTGTCAGCGCAAGGATGTTTCTTTATTGGAATCCACGCAAGAAAATCACGACGTCTGCCTTACAACGTAAGCGTGACGCTTGGTGAAAGATATGTTTCTCTGCTTGACTTAAACGCAAATGAAAGAGACAAAGTCCTTACTACGTTAGGAGGCAGTTACTGACAGAGTCTCAGCTACAGGAGCATCTGTTGCAGATTCAGAGGTGATGTTACAAGTAACGTTGTACGTTCCGGCTTGATTAAACACGATGTTGACCGTTGCTAAATCTTCATCAGTCACGCTTGCAGAGTTAGTCGTGACCCAGTTGTAAACAATATCCTTGGCATTGCCAGTAATAGAAACCGAATAAGACTCATTATTGCCTACTTCAGCGGTTACATCTCCGGTTATGGTTACTGTACCAATAGTTATATTTGGCAAATCCGCGAGTGTACGCTTCAGAGTGGAGCCCCCGGCGATTCTAGAAAATTGATACTCCTGCAACAATGTAGTCCCTTTTGTTCCAAAAACCCCGATACGCTCGACACCACGATGAATGGGGAACTTAAATGTTTGAGTTACGTCATCCCAAATAATTTCTAGATGTGTTTTAACAGTCGTTGGAATTACAATACGTATATTACCTCCAGCACGTGTGACTTCAAAGATTGTCACAGTTTCATATTGAACAGTACCCTTCTTGTTCCACCAACGTGGAAACATATGATATCCAGGCCCTTTAGTAGACTGAACCAAAGCAAGGTCACTACCTGTTTGGCCAGATACATCTTTATAGCCTTTGAGGGTAAGTCTGTCAGCCATGGGAGTTATTTAAACGAAGCAATATTTCTATTGTAGATGATTTCTAGTAGACCACTTAAGATTAGTTACAGTGCAGTTCGCCCGATTACCATCGATATGCGTAACGCCACTACATCCTTTTTTACGACCATAAGGAGTAGGTGCAGTGGGCAAAAACGCCAAGGCAACGAGCTTATGAATATAGACTGAGATTATAGATTTACGTCCTATACGCTGAGTTAAGTTCACAGATAAATAGCCGCGTTTACTTACTTTAGGTTTAAGGACACGTTCAACTACACCCTTAGTGGATTTTATTGATCCCGCTTTGTTTACATAGTATTCGATGCAGCACTCAAAGCCTGGGAGGGAATGTATAGGTACCCATTCATTGCTATCTATAAATTCCATAACCCTAACATTTTGAGGTATATCTTATATATTATATTAAACACATATATAGTTAGTGTATGTGACAAATTCGTCGCAATAAACCTTTTAGTTTTGGAGTTATTATCCCATGTGGATTGATAATGATTTTCCGAAACTTCTTGGTGCAGAACTTTACCGTCCGCACCCGGCATACATCATTGAGATGGCTGTGGAACCTGTGGTGGTACATGACTTCAGCAAGCAACCCGGTCAGACAGTTCAACTGGACCGCTATCGCTTCTGGGGTAAGCCTGGCACCAAGGAGTCTCGTGAGCGTACCGCCGACCAAACTCTTGGAACCGCTTCTGCCCGTAACATCGTTAAAGACAAAGTTTTGGTGACTCTTCGTGAGTACACCGGACCTGCTGATACACGTGATTCTGCACAACCTTCTACCTTTAAGGTAGCCCGAGAGACCCTGATCACTGCTCAGCGTCTGCTTCTCGATACCGGCAACCTGAATGTTTTTCATCAGTCCATCGGTTCGCTAACCCTTCTGGACGACTATCGCCGCTGGCGTGATCGCGTTTTCGCCAACGAACTCCTGAAAGCAGAAGCCAATGGCGCTGCTTCTAAGGATCAAGGTGGTTACTACCTGCCCGGCAGTAAGGTGAAAACTGCTGGTTCCGGTGGAACTCTGGGTGTTACTTACGCTACAGGTGCTTCTGCCAAGTTCGATGTCACCACCGACCTGCTTGAGGTGGTTAAGGACATGCGTAAGCGCAACGTCCCTACCTTCTCTGATGGTTACTACCGCTGCATCGTCGATCCGACAGCGATGATGCACCTGCGCCAAAACAGCGACTTCCGTGAGATTGCTCGTTACCCCGGTAGCGGCATGATCAACCCGATGTCCCCTGCTGAAGCTCCTAACGCCAACTTCTACCAAGGCATGGGTCCTGCCTATGGCCAAGCTGGTTTCGTTGCTGGACAACCTGTTATGCCTTCTGGCTTTCTCTTTGAAGGCGTCCGTTGGTTTGAGTCTACCAACCTGCCTGAGACCACTTACAACCTCGTGATTAACGATGCTGGGTCTAGCTCTGCTGCTGATTACACAGCTAGTCAGCTGATCTTCTTCGGTCCTCAAGCTGTAGGTGTGGGTATTGGTGGTAACAACGCTCAGATTTTGTTGAACAACAACGATGACTTCAGTCGTTTCATCATCATGATCTGGTCATTGTTCGCCGGGTTTGAAGTTCTGAATAAGGACTTCATCACTGTTGGTTACTCTTTCGTATATTGAGGTAATTAACAATGTCTGTAATTTATCCCGGTAACTACGTTACCCATCTGAATGCTTACAAGGCCCAAGGAGTTGAAGCACTTCCAGGTGTTGAGTTCTATCGAGTCATTGGTGTATACAATGCGACTGGCACAGTGTCCGCTGGTGCCCTTGCATTAGTTGTCCCTTCACCTGACCAGCGTGGCGACGACAAACCCCGCCTTGATAAAACTATGAGCATCCCTGCTGGTGCCAAGATTTATCGCACAGCGGTAAACGTTAAGAACCTGTCCTCGACTGGTTCTGCCACGATTCAAGCTACCGGCATCTCTGGAGGCCAAACTCTGACTGCTGCTTCAGGTACTTTCCCCGATGGTGCCGCAAGTGCTTACGATCCATCTGTGCAGATTACCGCTCTTGGCTCTGCAACTGCTGTTACTGCTACCGCTTCTGCTGACCTGAATATCATTGACTCCGGTGATACTGCCGCTGTCATTGTTGAGGTTTGCTACTTCTTGGATGCTCCTGCACCTGATGCAGAAGATGTCCATCTCGGTTACAAGATTGAAGCTGGTCAGAGTTCCTGATCTCTTTAATCACTTCAAGAAAGGAGGGCCATCGTTGCCCTCTTTTTTTGTGACCTATAATAAATGAAGAAGACACAAATACCCTAATGTCTAATAACCTATTTCAGGACGAAAAAACTGGAGCACTTGTCGAGTTTATCTCTAAGCATGACGGCGAATATGCCATGGTTCGTACCGGAGATGGTGCAATTAAGTATGTAGATCTTGATTCACTTGTACCCTACGATACCGAAAAAGGTCGCCTTGCTAAAGTCGAGGCACCTCAGATTAAAAAGTCTGAGGAAGAAAAGGCACCTGAGCGTGTTGTACCACTCAACGATACTCGTTTAAATTTAAACACCGCACCACCTGAGCTGATTGCAAAGCGCCTTCCTGGTGTTGGCTATGCAACTGCTAAGCGTATTGTTGAACTGCGTGGTTCACTCTCAGGTGAACGCTTTAGTAACCTCAAGCAGCTTGAAAACATCCCTCGTGTTAACTGGGAGCAGCTGATTTCAGAAGATCTCATCTTCATTGCTTGATAAACTATAAGTACTACTGCAGTAGATAGATGACTGAAGAAGACCTCTTGCTGCTTGCAGCACTAAAACAAAAGGGCGAAGGTCTGGGTTCACCAGAAGTTGCCGGTGCTGCTGGATCCTTTGGTGGTGCACTTGCTGGTCTTGCTGCTGGTTCAATTCTGCATCCAGTAGGACGTGGAGTTGGTCAACTTCGTGGTACTAACAATCGATTTAAGCCAGGCTTTCGTTTGGCAGGTAGCCTAGTGGGCTCGATCCTTGGCGGTCAACTCGGTATAGATGCACGTGAAAAGATGCTGTCTAATTCAGAAGAAGCCCGCATCCTTGCTGCTGAAATGGCTGGCACAGCAACAGAAGAAGACCTCTTGCGTAAGCAGCTGCTTATTCAACAACAACTTGGCAAAATGGGTATTGGGTAATGGAACTAGACGAGTTTAATAAATCTAAAGTTCGTTTCCATCTAGGATTCAACTCAGGCTCACAAATTCCTGCTGGAGATAGGTCTCGTTTAGAAGAGGCAATGTCCATCATTCCTGATGAATTCTTTTACAACCAAATCATCAATCACATCCGCCGTTGTGATGCTGCGTGGGACAACTCCGAATACTTCCCAAGAGATGCTAACGGCAGTCCTAACTACAGTCGATTAGAGCAGATTGCTGGTGACGTTCAACGAACGATGGCTACGTCTGATCCGTTAAAAGGTGATGAGTATTTCCGTGAGATTTATTTAAGAGAAGTCGATCGTATGGCTGAGACCCTTTACGTGCCTAACTATCGCAGGCCGGAATATCGACGATATGCATTTGAGCGCAGTGGGGCTGAATTTATTATGGCGGTGCCTGGCCCTGCTGATACTGCAGTTGGTTCACGCATAATGTTGAATCAAGTTTGGCGCTAAGTGTAGAATATATCTAGAAAGATATTTGTAAAACTATGTCCAATAGAGGCGGCGGAGCGTTCAACTACGGCAACGTTCCCATTCGTATTAAAGGGGACGGTGACTACATGTCAAAGCTGGCAGAAGCTGAAGCACTGCAAAGCAACGCCTTCATCTTTGGAATGCAATCTTTGGCTAACGAGGGAAGCGGTTCTGTTGTATCCGCCAACCGGCATCCGCAATATGGCAATAGCAATCTAACCACAGGCCGAGGTATTGGCGGTGAGAATTCTAATTTCCAACCTCAAACTGACTCGATGGGAAATGTAGTTACTACCGACTTCGCAAACCAAACTGGCTTTGGTCCCAGCACGGGCATGTCTGCTTCTAGTTCCCCTCACGATGATCCTCGATCTATTGGACAAAACGCCGAAATGCGTATTCAAGGAATCGCTGCTGGAATTCAGTTTCCCGGCTACAACAATCGTCAACAAATTAATCGTGCTTGATCATGAGTGAATCAAAAAGAAAGCGCCGTGAGTCAATGATGGGACCTCAAGGTACTGTCAGAAATAATTCAGCAATGCCAGGTGCACCTCAAGGACAAGTACCTTTGCGCCCTCAAGCAATGATGGATCAAAGCCCTAACAATCAGGACTTAAACCCACTTAATATGATGGAACAGCCTGCTGGTGGCGGTAAGATTGACGGTGCTCCTAATCAGTACATGTTCGGTGAAGACGTTATGCCTGACGTTTCACCTCGCATGGGCTATGTATCAGGACAAGTAGGTAATTCAGGGCTGCGTCCTGATATGAGTGGCCGCCAGGGTTTGAATATGGCAGCTGACGGACTACCACCCACTCCTTCTGAAATGTATGTTCAGATGGAAGGTAATTACTTCATGGAAGAGGCGCAAAAAGCAGTAATGCGCAATGCACCTGATGGTATGGCACCCTCAGAAATTGGTGCTATGGGATTCATTGGTAGCCCCGCAAATGTGGGCGGCATGCCAGAACCCCCTGCTAGGATGGAAGAACTTCCGACCCAAGGAATGCCAAGTACGGACTTCTCAAGTCCTGATCCTATGGCATTGGCGCCTGGAAATAATCCCATTCAATTAAACTCACCGAATCAAAGAAGGAAAGGTAAAAAGTAATGGCATCAACTTCCACTAATAAGCAACCCCTGTTGGTAGACCGCGTATTTAACGAGGTTTACAGCATGAATGACGCAAAAATTGGCGCTATTGACGTTTCAGGTACGAACTTCGCACAGCTTGTACTGAACTGCACAACAAATGATGGTGCTGTCATTGAAGACATCTATGCTATTTCCCGTGGTTCAGACAGTAGCACTACTCCTGCATCAGGCTATCAAATAAATTTGTATCTGTCCTCAGATAATGACTTCCTCCGTCCCCCGTCCCAGAGCGCTGCTGCTGTGACTGGTGGTATTTATGTAGGTAGCCTAATTGCTTCTACAACTTTGGGAACCTGGGTTCACTCATCAGACATGCCATTTATATTGGCCCCTGTGCCTGCCGTGGGTACTCCTCAAAAGAATACTGGTTTTTATGTTCCCAAGGGTAAGAATTTGTGGGCTGCAAGGCAAACAAGCAATATTAACGACAACATCACTAATGCACCTTTATTAGGAGTAAGTGGCGGCTTCTTTTAAAAACTACAAAACTACGCTAACTACCTCCCCTGCTATATAAATCTCTAGAAAAGGATAGAGAGAGCTAGGGGAGTAAGATTAAAATATAGGTTATATGGAAAACATCGTAGTTAATGTAGTTACGTAGCATGCCTAGAAAAAAGAATGGTTGGGGATCTTTGAAGTCAACTGAATTCAAAGGTATCAACGGTCGCATAGACAAGGCAAAAGGCCGAAGAGCACAGGGTTATTACCCATCAAATAATAGTTTTGGCTCTACTGTCACTAGATCAGCTATTGAGCAATACGATATTGACAGTAAATGGTCAATGTGGCGTAAAGGCATGGAATTTTACTATGCAGCGGCGTGGTATAGATTAAACGAAATTGACCCTTACTCATTAGAAGCACAAGATGTGCAACTGTCTACAAAGTTGTATCAAGGTCAACCAGAAGAATATGACGTTACTTTTGAAGGATTTAAATTTGCTACCACTAATGCTGATACTAATTCCCATTATGTGATGAAGCGTTCATTGACTAACCCTCCATCACTAGGGACAATTAAGTCTGTCCGAAATGACAGAGATCTATATCCAGAAAATTTTGCAAATCACGAAATACACGTAGAAATATTATCTACTTCAAGTACGCCGCTTCTTACAAGCATGATTGGCGATCGGATCACTGACGGTATTTCAGAGGCCAGCCTAAAGAATGTACTTACTAGCGATGGTAAGCCTGCAGTTTACAAAGGGAAGTCTGACAACAGCCGTCTTCTTGTTTATGTCCCTAAGTTTGAGTTTAACGCTCATCAACTTCAAAACTTAGATGAATTCGTTGGTAAAATTGGTTATCTCGACGATATACAAATAAGAAGTCCGATTGGTACTGAAGTATTTGAAGATCAAAGGGAAACATTTAGTGTGAAAACATCTAAGCGTAAAGGTCCACAGGGATTTAGAGTTTTGGACTCAGCAAATGAGCCAATAACCACGTTTGATATTCTCTCACTTTCCAATAACTTCAGTACAAATAAAGCAGAGGTAGAGCTGCAAAGTACCTTCATCTTTCAAAAAGATGATTATCAACCCCTATTCGGTCGTCAGTATTTAACTGCTGAAGAAGTTGAATCTGAAGTAAATCAGTTTAGCTTCAACGTTTTACCCTTTGAAATAAAATCAACCTTTTCAGAGTTAGGTTTTGTAATTTTTGAAGCAGAAAGTTACCCAGACGAATTGAAACTATTTGCACCTGCTGAAGGGGGTGTTCTTGTATTCAACAGTAAGAGTTTTACCAAGAAAGTGCTGGATGAATACAACGGCCTGAGTTATCACATACTGTCCCCTCAAGAAGACCCTTGGAAGCGCCTAGAGACGGACGTAGATGCATGGATGGATGAAACCTTCACGGCTGGCTTTAGCTTGACCCCAGCGACGCTATACACATGCTCCTGCCCTGCATACTCACACTCTCAGTTACGAATACCAGAGTCAACAGAAAGTGAGTTTGATCGTAAGGTCAACAGACAGCAGAGATATCCTTTGCCCACAGCAAAAGGTAAGAAGCAATCAAATACTGTAGGTTTATCTAAAGCTAGTGGTCGTATTCAATCATGGGCAACAGATACTTATAAAATCAGCTTTAAGGTCTGCAAGCATACAATTGCTGCAATGTTCATTGAAAAGCTAAAAGTAGCAGAGCCTAGTCAAATACCTTCATACGATACACGTATTAAATTCGAAGCCAAGCTCAAGGAAGAAATGAGGCAGGTTGGAGAAGAGTTTGTTCAATCATATCAGCGTGGTGATCTGTCTCTACTGGAACTTGTGTTTGCGAACGCAGAAGGTTTGAATATGGATGAAGTAGAATTAGCAAATGCAATGTTAAATACTAAGTTCTAGGTACAATTAAAAAAAATGCAAATACAATGACTACTTCTAGTAAGCCTAGTTACTCGCCATTAGATGCAAACTTTGAATCACTTATTGCTGCTATCAATTTACGCCGAATAAATAATTATCAGATGCCTAAAACCTATCCGTCTAATTTTGCTGGACTAGTCGCTGCACTCCTAGAGCTTAACTGGGGACAGGCAAGTACAGGCCCGCAGCCCCCTACTTGGAATCAATCAACGAGTAATTACGACCCTATCCCTGAAGAAGGAGCATTGTGGTTTGACACACGTCAAGGACGATTGTTTTGCTACGCCCACGATGGATGGTATCAGACAAATGGTGCGGATGGTTATGTTGTTGTTCGGGAAAGTACTGCACCAACGGATCCTGTATTAGGGCAGATGTGGATGGAGTCTCAAACTAAAGAAGTAACTGTGTATGATGGTTCACAGTTTGTGCCTATACAATCATCAGCTTACGTTGCGAAAGCTAACATTGAAAGTATTTTAAATGCATCGTCAGATTATGCTGCGTTTAAAACAAATTTGCTAGCCTTTGTAAGTGCATAGGTTATACAATGTTTGAACCTAAAGATTACGAATTACCCCTACAGAAAGCATTCCAGCTGAACGTTATCAACAAAGAGATTGATGGCTGCAATGATATTGAACTCCTGAAGAATAACTTGAAGGATTCTGTCCGCTTGAGCATGAGCTATCAGCACCTATTAACAGTCTCTGTAAAAGAGTTAATCACTAAAGAGTTAAAAGATTGGTCTATAGAAAAAGATAAACTATAGGAAGTAAAACTCTGTTATAGAATGTCAACTTTAGGATATTCAAAGAACGTTTTTGGGAGATCATACATATATGTAAATCCCAATTCAAGTCTTGGTCCCAGCGCCTGGAGACTTTCATCTAAAGACCTAGTAGGTACCGATGCTGATGATGACAGTGAAACCCAATCGGGCTCTGCTGTTTATGACGCCAACTCCACTGTATCGGCTCAGCGTGGCACCCCCTTAGCATTTACATCTACAGGCACGTTAATCCCAGCAATTGCTACCAGCTTTAGTACTGCATCAGTTGTAGGACTAGCACTCAATTCTGCTAACCCTGGACAGACAGTGATTTTTTCAAGTGATGCTGACTTGAGCTTTACAGGGATTGCTTCTGTAACTGACGAAGGTAATTCGACCCTCTCAGTCGGTTCGAAATATTACCTAAGTGCTACTAATCCTGGTAACTTTACTACCACGCCTGATACTACAACTTCTGGCAACGTTGTAATTGTCATAGGAACAGCAGTTGATACAAACCGCATTGCAATTGAAATTTCTCAACCTCTGGTAATTTAAAATGGCAAATCGTCGTCCTATAGTCCTTAACAATGCCGGTTATCAGGAATTACTGCCTAGTGGAGATCAAATAGTAGGGGATGCTACGCAAACTGAAAAAGGTTTGATGAGCGCTTCTGACAAAGTTAAAATAGATGGAGTAGAAGCTGGAGCAACTGCTGATCAAAGTGGTGCTGAAATTAAAGCAGCATATGAACAGGAGGCTAATGCATATACAGACGCTAAAAATACAAAGCTTGCTGGAATTGAGACGGGAGCTACGGGAGATCAAAGTGCAGCTGAGATTCGTGTCTTGGTTGCTGCTGCTGATAACAGTAATGTATATACCGACGCTGATAGCAGCAAACTGGCAGGAATAGAAAGCGGAGCCACAGGAGATCTCACTGGCGCCGAAATTAAATCACTATATGAAGCAGAAACAAGCGCATATACAGATACTAAAGACACTAAACTTACAGGTATCGAGGCCGGTGCAACTGCTGATCAAACTGGTGCTGAAATTAAGGCACTGTATGAAGCAGAGACAGGCGCATATACAGATACTAAAGACACTAAACTTACAGGTATCGAAGATGGTGCAACCGCTGATCAGACGAATGCTGAGATCCGCAGCGCAGTTGATGCTGCCTCAGACTCCAACGTCTTTACTGATGATGATCATACTAAACTGGGTAGTATTGAATCTGGTGCACAAGCTAATGTGGCCCACAATCTGAGCTACACAGCGTCTAGTCGTGCTTTAGATATTAGTAATGGGACTGGGATAACCTTACCAGAAGTAACTACAAGTGATGCTGGACTAGCCAGCTCTACCGATAAAAGTAAGCTAGATGACATAGAGGTAGGGGCTACAGCTGATCAAACCGCCGCAGAGATCCGTTCATTGGTTGATTCTGCCTCAAACTCCAACGTCTTTACTGATGCTCAGAAAGCAAAGGTTGATGACATCACTTCAGCAAACCTTACTGACCTAGACAACCTGCCTACAAATTTAGCTGGGAAGGCTGATCTTGACGGTAACGGAAAAGTTGTTACATCTCAAATTCCCGATTTAGCTATAACTCAATTTCTTGGAACAGTTTCAACTGTTAGTAATCTGACCACTCTTTCTGGACAGCTTGGCGACTTTGCCTCTGTAACAAATACTGGGATTCTGTACGTCATTGTGAGTAATAATGGCAGCTCTGCAAGCGACTGGCTTGCTATGCAATACCCTGCATCCACAACAAACATTGGATACGTTGCTTCAACTCGTGCAGTTACATCTAACACAGGAACAGGCTTTACCTTTCCCGAAGTAGCAGTAAGTGGTAACTCTGGTTTAATGACTGGAGCACAAGCTTCAAAACTACAGGGCATTGCAGCAGGCGCTGAAGTAAACGTGGGCACTGATTTAACTTATGACGCGTCGACTCGTACGGTTGAAAGCAGCACTGGTGCTGATGCAACCATTCCTCACGTAGTTTCTAGTGGTAGCTCAGGTTTAATTAGTGGAACTGATAAAGCAAAGTTAGATGCAATTCAATCAGCGGCACAGGTTAATGTTGGTTTAGATGGAGTTACAACAATTAGTGGCAATAGTGATAATAACATTACCTTAGGTACAGATAAAATTGTATTAAATGCTGGAACAGGCTCCGCTCACTTTGATGGCAACGTTGGCATAGGCACGAGTAGTCCGGACGCTAAATTAAATATTAAGCAAGGTACTGAGGCCATTAGTGATGGTATTCGTTTGACACGGTCAAACGGAAACGCATCTTACACACACTATATTGATACAAGTTCAAAATATAATATCGTAAATAGTAGCCCTGGAAATGCGGATCATACATTCCTTACAATTGCCTCAGATGGTAACGTCGGTATTGGCACAACTACTCCCGCTACGCGGTTAGAAGTAAAAAATAACGATAACATGCCTGGTGGAACTATTCAAAGATGGACTGCAGATACTGGGTCAAACGTACGAGCCTGTAGCTTCTTGGCTCCTGAAACAGACGATCTCGTCTCACCGTTTACCTTCAAAACTAACAACTCTTGGAATTTCCGAATTGACACCACAGATGCTTTAACAATCGCAGCTAACGCTAGTGTCGGCATTGGCACGACTAGTCCTAGTCAGAAGCTAGAAGTGGCTTCAACCGCTCCTAGGATAAGAATTACAGATAATGATACTACTGCTTCTACAGCGACTTCTTACCTTGAGTTTTACGGTAGTGATGCAAGAGCTGGAGTTATCTACACCGATTCCAGTGGATTAAACGTTCGAGCTGATAATACTGGCGGAGGAAAGCTTAGTTTCTGGACAGGAACCTCTTCAAAGATGTTAATTGATGCCTCGGGCAACGTTGGCATTAATACGACTGATCCAAAGGAAAAGTTAGACGTAAATGGTGATATTTATCTGTCATCTACAAATGAATACGTAAAATTTGCCGTAGGAAATTCCGGTACAGAG